GGACGGAGACGTGTGCTGGTGCTACGAAAACGGCGGGTTCGGTTGCTGCTGCTGCACGGTTTGTCACAATGATGACGACGACGACGACGTCGATGATCCCAATACATATTACGACGACTCGTGCGATTCATTTCATGCCTACGCCAAAAAATCGTGAAACAGCTTGTCCACATACATGGGCGAGAGTTGCGGGGTGTACAAGTAGCAGTTGCACTTGCCGCCGGCATTATAACTGCCGTAATGACCGCCGCCGCAGTTGCAATACCCCGGCGCGGGCTGCATCGGGTCCGGCGTAAACATGCACCACTCTTTCGGGTAGCCTTGCTCCACGCACGCCGACCAGTTTTCATACCCTTCATGTGTTTGTGCCGCCTGTTGTTTGTAATTGTATTTTGCGATGTAGTAAATCAACATCGCAAATAGCCCCCATTTCATGTAAGTTTGCATTTTGTGTATGCAAATATTATATTTTTTCGGATCATGTTATCAATTTGAAAATTTGGTTCAATGCGTGGGATTTCTTCTTCGTCCTCTTCTTCGTCGTCTTCTTCGTCTTCTTCACGGATGGACTCTTTACGCTTTTCGTCGGGCTAGGACTTTTGCTAGGACTTTTGCTAGGACTTTTGCTAGGACTTTTGCTAGGACTTTTACTAGGACTTTTACTAGGACTTTTAATAGGACTTTTGCTAGGACTTTTGCTAGGACTTTTGCTAGGACTTTTGCTAGGACTTTTGCTAGGACTTTTGCTAGGACTTTTGCTAGGACTTTTGCTAGGACTTTTTGCATTCGGCGACCGTTTCACGGTGAGTTTGTGTTTTTTGGCATTGTACGTGTGCTCAAAATACTCCATCGGCGCATATTTTAAAAACCATTCCTCGTATTCGGGATCGTTGCGTTTAAGTTCTTGGTATTTCTCCGCTTTCATGGCTTTAATGTCGTCCAGCGTTTCCTGCTTGCCGTAGCACGCGAGTCCAAACCGCCGCAGCAACCCGATCTGTTTCAGCCGGTTCCGCTGCTGAATGTCGTACAGACACTGGCACATGCACAGAATGCGCGTCACGTCGTAGTACGGCTTGTCCGTGTAAATCATCGCCAAATACAGGCTCAGCATGGTGTCCGTGCTGGCAATCCGCACCCGCCGTTTGCCCACTTGAATCACGTTGTAGCTGTGACACGCCACCGGATTGTAAATGAACGCAACTGGGTCGTGGTGATTGCCCACCGTGATTTCGTAGTGCTCTGGCACAATCTCGCCAATGCCCGAGTGCTTGGTCACAATTATGCCCGTGAAGTCGTTGTCTTCCAACCTCTCCTTCACCTTGGCCGCGCTGGACTCGGGATCCACCGACAGCACGTCAAAGTGCGGGATTTGCGCAAACAGCGCCTTCTCCGACTTCGGCAAGTGCCGCGCGTAGTGCGAAATGGCGTACCCCCCAAAAAACACCAAGTCTTCGTCTATGAACGCGTTGCGCACCGTGCGAAACAGGCGCACTTCATCGGATTCCTCTTTATTGGGTCGCGATTCATCAATATCATCTGCAGTGGGGCTTCCAACGTGATTGTGTTGATTGCGTTGATTGCGTTGATTGCGTTGTTGATTGCGTTGTTGATTGCGTTGATTAACGTCCTTTTGCGGCGTTTGAAACGGCACCGCCAATTTGCCCGGCGTGCAGCCTTCCGCCTTGAGCGGATGGTGCTTGTTCAATAGAGCCAGCCGCTTGCTCACCTTTTCCCAGCGCGACACGTCGCCCTCGGGGCGCGACAGCTCCAAATACATGCCCATGCGCAACAGGTTCGGCGGCGCGTACAGGATGCCGTCCACCTTGATCGCGTCCGCTCGGATGTTCTTGAACAGCGTCGGATCCAGCTGCGTGATGTCCGCGATGCCCACGAAATTCACAAACACCTTGTACGTGCCGTGGTGCATGCCCGACTTGGCCTCCACCTCCGAAAACCCGTTCTCGTAAAACTCGTCCGCCAAGTCCTTCGCGTGCTCCAGCGCTTTGGGCGAATAAAAATCATAATCCGGGATCTCCGTTTTTTTGTCGTAGAACTGCGCCTCCTCCGGCAAAATGTTGTTGATGGCCGTGCCGCCGTAACACACCAACTCGTGCTTCTTTATGAAGCGCTCCACAATTGAAAGGATGTCCTTCATTTTAGGGTCGCTCGTTTTTTTGGCGCCAATCCGCGCCTCTATGGTTTCAACCGCCTGCTTCACCAGCTCTTGTTCTAAATCGTCCAGTTCCGGCATTTTACAGGGATTACTATATTATGCAAATAAATAAAATAATTTCGCATGAATTATAAAATGGAATCTGAAATCGTGATGTTAGGTTAGGTTACTGCATGTTCGGCAAATTCAACGCATTTGTGATTAGCGACGTCACGGCCGTAGATGCCAGCAAAAAGAACGCCGCGCTAAACACGATCGTCCGGTCAAACGCGGCGAATTCCGCATGCTTGGTCCACGGATTGAACCGCACCAGCAAAAACACAATGATGAAATACTTCAACGCCATGTTGATGGTGTCTAAATACGCCGGTGCAACTGTCGCAATGCCCAGCAGCGCCACCGCATACAGCCCGTACCACGCATACAACAGCACGTAGTAAAATCGCTCTATCCACTCCTTCATCGCACGATACACGTTGTTGCGCGTTTAAACATTGGCAATATTATTTATTTATACTGTAATAGGGGAGCAAACACATTCGTACATTCGTTCTATTCATAAGTGCATTCCTTCCATGAACCTGGAACTCTCCAAATTTGACATGCGCTCCATCAGCTTTAGGCCCGACGAAAACAAGGGCCCCGTCATCGTCCTCATCGGCCGCCGTGACACCGGCAAAAGTTTCCTCGTCCAAGACCTCATGTTCCACCACCAGGACATCCCCATCGGCACCGTCATCTCCGGCACCGAAGCCGGCAACGGCTTCTTCGCAGCCCACGTCCCAAAACTCTTCATCCACGACGCCTACAACACCGCCATCATCGAAAACATCCTCAAACGCCAAAAAGCCGTCCTCAAACAAGTGAAAAAAGAAATTGAAACCTACAAACGCTCCAACATTGACCCCCGCACATTCGTCGTCCTGGACGACTGCCTCTACGACAACAAATGGACCAAGGACGTCATGATGCGCCTTCTTTTTATGAACGGGCGTCATTGGAAGATCATGTTAGTCATCACAATGCAATATCCTCTCGGCATTCCGCCCAATTTGCGCACGAACATTGATTACGTGTTTATCCTGCGCGAGCCCTACATTGCCAACCGCAAACGCATCTACGAGAACTACGCGGGCATGTTCCCCACGTTTGAGAGCTTTTGTCAGGTGATGGACCAGTGCACCGAGAATTTTGAGTGCTTGGTGATCAATAACAATGCGAAATCCAACAAACTGCAGGAGCAAATCTTCTGGTACAAGGCGCAACAGCACGGCCCGTTCAAGCTGGGCTCTAAGGAATTCTGGGAAATCTCCAAAGATCTGCACTCGGATGATGAAGAGGAGAACTATGACCCCAAAAACTCCGGTAAAAAGGGTCCCAAAATCAACGTAAAAAAGAGCAAATGGTGAAAAAATTGTCCTTGCGCCAACAAAAGCGCGTAGCATGTTGGAAAAAGCGCTTTTCAATGTTGCTTCACAATTGGGTGAAGCAAGATTTTCACTTTGAACAAAATATATTTCTCCTAAAAATAAAAAAAATTGAAATCAACCGATAAATGTTTAAATATCATAAACACATCACAAATTACACCACAGGGCACAACCGTGTGGTCCGAACAGGGAAGCAACGAGGGCTACTATGGCGTGTCGTTGCGCGAGGATTATTATGCGATGACGAACGCAGTCACCAACAACCCAATATGCACGTCAACGACCGGCAAAAAGGTGGAAAAGAGGGAGGCGACCACACACCAGCTGCTGGGAACATGGCCCACGATTGCCAACGCGGCGTTGGCGGAAGGCTTTTGCGCCGCAAAAATGAGCCGATACGTCAAGGCCAAGACGGTCATTGCCGATTATTACTACTGTAATGGGGGACATGCGTCCACTACGTAGTGCCCTTTAACCCCCCTGGTCATTGGATCATGGTTTCGGATATTTAATGTGAGTAATTGAAATACTAATCCCGATGGATTTAATTGATTGCGTTGGTTGTGTTGGTTGTATTATTTCTTGAATTTCTCTCTACTTTGAAATTCAGGAAACCCATAAACATGTGTTAGAATGAGCCAACCTGTGTGTTGGTGCACCATTTGTTGCCAAGATTCATCTCTTTTGATTTTGTAAAACGAGAGAAAACGGATAAAATAAACCATTAGAATATACGTAAATCAATCACATGGCCAGTGGTGCAAGTAAACTAGAAAATGAATTGGTGGCATTCATTGAGGGTCATCCAGAAACATTTAGCCCGCAAGATGTTGTAAATATGCGTCGCAACATTATTTATCGGTTTGGATTCGTGGATGGAGGAAATGGAAATGATCCAAATAGGCGAGCTCTAGGTGTATTAGTGAATGATGTATTAACGCACATTTCAAAAAAAGTAAATGGCACATCAATGAATGCATTTCACGATGTGCAATATGTCCTGAATCAGTTTGAATTGAGTGTAGAATTTATAAATGCATTTTTAGAAAGATTGTGCAACACAGAACGTAATTATAATCCGGGAGGATACGTTAGCGGTGGTTCAACCCATCGTAGTGAATGTGAAAAACAAAGGGAATGTATTCACCCTGTATCACGTCAATTGTATGCAGGGGAAATAAACATTTTTGAATTTGTTAAAATAAAAATAAATGAATATCAGTCGCGTGTGTTAAAATTATGGGCGGAGGTATTGATTCGCGAAGGCAGAATAACCCAAACGGAGATTACTGAAATGCATGCTGCTGTGACTGGAACCGACGGATATGAACGAAAAATGCGTCAGTTATATGAAGAATGTTGTGACGCGAGAAGTGGGGTTAAACCCAATTTGGATGAATCCATGCTGTTGAAATGGCTTACCTTATTTCATGTTGCAAAGATTGAACAATTGACAAAAACATATAGCAATTTAGGTTCATTGGACCGAATTGTGTTTGGAATCATATCCCAATTTGTACGATTACATAATGTGCATGGGCATTCTTACATTCCTCAAAGCAAAAACCACGACTCTGAATTGAACATGCTGTTTTTGACGTGCAATGTTATTGCAAAAAACTCAGGACAACAACTTCCCGTATCTGCATATCTATCATCTGATGTGTTAGACCAATGCGTGCAAAGCGTGGGACGCTTTCCAACCACAGATGAGTTTAGGAACATGAACACACACATGATTGAAAAAGCTCCTGCGTTTGCAGCGCCACCGCCATTAAATAAATTGGATGGTGGCAAAAAGACAAAGCGCAGAATGAGCAAAAAGCGTAATCACTCTAAGAAAAACCGGCATCATCGGCGTTAAACCTGCATGCATTTGGCGGCCGAGTATTATTACTGAGTGGCTTGACAGCAGCCGCAGCATCATGCGCGAATGAATCGTTGCGATAATAACATGAGCCCTCCGAAAATGGAGAGATTCTTTGTGAATGAAATCATTTCGGATGGCCAACCTGTGCGTTCATGCATCATCTGTTGTCGTGTTCGACATATTCAAATTTGTAAAACGAGAGAAAATGGATTATTTATTATTTATTGGGTATGCAATAAAAAATTGAATCTTTCAGAATCGGCATCAGTGACAAGCCACAAGCAACAAGCCACAAGCAACAAGCAACAAGCAACAAGCAACAAGCATGACAACCGTAGACGTAGACGAACACACACAACGCTGGAACCTACTATCCGAATTCGTTGAGAAAACCTGCGCCGGCAGAGACGAATCCCATGGATACGACCACATGAAGGCGGTCGCGACAATGAGTAGAGCACTTATCAATCGTGACTTCACTAACCGCCGACAATACCGCCACCTGATTCTGGACGCCACCACCACCGCATGGCTCCACGACATCGCAGACCACAAGTACGACCACGACGGCAAACTTCAACAAACACTTGACGACTTCGGCTACAAACACATCAGCAACTACGACCAACTCAAGAAAGTCATCAAACATGTATCTTACAGCTCTGAAAACAAAGCAATCCTTGAAGGTGCACCACGCGACTACGACACCCTCCTGACGCCATACTACGCCCTCGTCCGCCACATTGTCAGCGACGCAGACAAACTTGAAGCAATCGGCCAAATCGGAATCAAACGCGCACTCGAATACACCAGATATGCCAACCCAATATACACCGAAGAACAAGTCGTCGCAGATGTCTGCAAACACGCGCATGAGAAACTCCTCCGGCTCGCACCCGAATTCATCAAAACACCCACCGCATGCGTAATCGCGCGGCAAAGACATGAAGAAATGGCACAATGGATCAGAAAACAGGAATGAACGGAACAAAACGGCAGGGGAGCCTCGTTTCGTTTTTTTACGTTATACCTATACCTGAATGCATTTAGCGGTTTTGAGCATGATGACTTTGCCCGGGGTTTCAGTGCGCCGCACCCATTTCATCAATAAGTAATTGACACCCACGTTTTGCAACCCACGAACACCGGGTGCCGCGCGGTCCTTCACCAGGGTGGCTGCGCGACGAATCACGTCGGTGTCGTAGGTGCCTGCTTTTGCCGTGTTTACAACGACGGCGTGCGCGCTGGGGAAGTCCTTCAAATGGAACCACATGGCGTGCTGGGGTGCGCGTTTAACGAGCGCGTCATTCTCGGCCTGGTTTGCGCCGACTTGGATGGTGTAAGTGCTGTTGAAAATCTCGGAGTACATGTGTATGGTCTCGGTTTATACGTAGCATGTTATCATTATAATTTAAATCAATTTTTGCAAATTTAGAATTGATTTAATTTAAATTTATTTTATTGCTTTTTCTATTACACTTGCTGTTGCCTTTTCTATTACCTTTAATTGTCATTTCCATTTCACCATCTATTATCTTTAACGTATTTACTTGCAATTGGATGACCCTGAGCTGCTGCCATTTTAAAATATTTTATTGCCAACATGCGTAATTGTTGTTCCTTTTCAAATTCACTCCCTTTAATCTTATCCATATCCATTAAACATGAAAACCCATTTGAAACCCCACTTGAGTAGAATCGCGCATACATAAATTGTGCTTGGTCATAGTTGTATGGCGGGGATGCTGCAATGCCAATTCGTCTGACACCCTCGCATTCAGATGCTGTTACTTCCAAACGCATTTTCATTATCTCTTTCGTTGTGTCTTCGTTTTGCAATTCATTCTCTAACATATGGTTCTCCATACGCTTTGCTTCATCTGCTTTCTTTCTTGCATCTTGCAAGTGCCACATGCCAAGTGCATAAATGCCATACTTGCTCCCAGCATCTGCGCTTTCTTGTGCCAATGGCAAGGCATAATGCGATGGGCTATGCCAATCTGGTTCGGATGGATTCAATGCAGGGTCATGGCGTGGTCTTTTATAAAAAACCGTAGCGTCGGCTGCACTGTCCAAATACAATAGCGCTAATACTCCTTTGCAATCAGGGTCATCTTGGCCATAAACAAGTGCATGAGCTTTGTCATAATATCTATCTGGGGCGCCATAATAATCATCCCAAACGCGATAATCTTTCATTGTTCTTCCGGTTCGGAAGAAGTCCGCAAGTTCTGCTCGCGCAGGCAAGGATCCCAGATCAATCGCTTGCCTCAATTGTAAGGCTGCCTTTTCAAAATCATTCCTCTCCCTGAACTCCTTGCTTTCCTCCAGTAGTGTATGAATAACATCACTGCGTCTTTGTTTTGCATTAAT